AACAGGTTGGCCAGTGGTCTTAGAAACTGGGAACTGATACACCTTACCGGGGATAGCTCCTTTATACTGTGAGCCAGCACCGGTGAGATCTAACAATGTTCTACCGCGAACACACGTCATGACATCCTCCCCAAAGTTGCGAGATCGAATTATTGGGAGGAGAACAGTATCGTGAACGTATCTGTGAGTTCTAGCCAAAGGATCGGAAGTATCAATATACAAGTCCCACGAATCGGCTCGGCGATCCAGGGAGATAATGAACTTATTTTTCAAGCTATGAGCTCTGTCAACATCGTCCTCGGTAATGTGGAAGTCGACAGTCTTACAATTACCCTGCTCGTCTCGGCCAGAATAGTCGGCGAGAAGAGAAAGGAGTACAGTCATTCGGTCAGCAAGATCTTTAAGTGTGCTGAGTCTGAGCTCTTTACAGCTGAGCTTGGTGTTAATCTCATAAAGCTGGGCTTTGATCCCAGCGAACGCTTCCACTACAGGACGTTCCTCCACGGTGAATGCTCTTCCAAGGATAGAGCGCCAGAAATCGGTAATCAAAGCAACAGTCCTATTCCCAGGTGGTATTTGGGCTGCATCAGAGGACTTCAACTTTGTGGGTAATTTGTTTCCTTCAACTATTTCTTTCTGAGATTCGAGAATTGAGGCTTTCAATAGCTTAGTTAACTCGATATCCTCCATAACGGTGTTAAGTTCGTTCATGTGGGACTCAAGGGATTGAGTAATACAATTCCTAGAGTCGCGACTCCAAATTGATGTGTCAACACCAAGATTGGACAACTCCGTTATGCGATCTTTGATGTTCTCATACAGTGTAGGAGGTGTGGTCTCATCTGAGTTCACCCGGGATAATAAAGCATCGAGTGAGACAGATTTAGGGGCACTAGTTGGTACAGGGCCCAGCTCTTCTCCGGAAACAGGAGTCGCGAGTGATATGTCCTCTCCAGTGGTGTCAAGGACAGTTGTGCGTTGGTAGCGACCAAGGCGATCGCAAGGTACTCGCGATCGTTTCTCAAACGACTCTTTGTTCTCGCAAATTTTGAAGTAGATCTTTATGAATTCATCAAAATTGAATCGACGGCCTGGAATCTGAGTACGGCCGATATAAATTGTGGTAAGCGCTTCTCCAGATCTAGAACCATAAAATGTGAAATCAAAAGTGTTCATTGGAGCAGACAGCTGCGAGATGGCCTGCTCGTCACGGATGAACTTCTTCTTGTCAGAAGAAGTGTAGATCTTAAAAGCATCTCGTAACTCGACTTTAACAAAAG